TATTGGAAACTCTGTTAAAAACGCTGTTACTAACGAAAACTTAGTATTACAATCAAATGGTACTGGTATCATTCAATTGGATGATAACGCTACTTGTACAGGAAACATGATTGTAACAGGTAACTTAACTGTAAACGGTTCAACAACAACTGTTAGTTCAACTAACACAACTGTTGAAGATCCACTACAGATTTGGGCAACTGGACAGTCTGGTTCTCCTGCTCTTGATAGTGGTTGGGTTGTAGAACGTGGATCAAGTGCTAATGTTGGAATGATTTGGGACGAAAGTGCTGATCAATTCGCGGCAATTAACACTTCAGAAGACGGTACTACAGCAGGCAACGTAACTATCTCTTCATATGCGAATATGAGAGTAGACACACTAACTGGTACAGCAACAGCGGCACAATACGCTGACTTGGCTGAGTGCTATGCGGCAGATGCCGAATATGCGCCTGGTACAGTTGTACACTTTGGTGGAAGCCATGAAGTATCACTATGTGATATGGATGCTTGTAAAACAGTCGCAGGTGTTGTTACATCTAACCCTGCTTACTTAATGAACGCTGAAATGGAAGCAGAGCACAAGTGTTCTGTAGCATTAGTTGGTAGAGTTCCTTGTAAAGTTACAGGATCTGTCAAAAAAGGCGACATGATGGTAAGTGACGGAAACGGTGGAGCAAGAGCTGAAGAAGATCCGAAGATGGGCCAAGTAATTGGTAAAGCATTAGAAGATCACGAAGGCGAAGGTACTATTGAAGTAGTTGTTGGCAGAATGTAAGCAAACAATTTACTAAAATACTTAAAGGGCGGGTTTTACTCGCCCTTTTTTATGACCAATAAATACTTGACTACTACACACGGATAATAAGTAAGAGTATGCTAGGAAAGAACAGTGACCAATACGAGGGTGAGTTTTTTATTACCTCGATAAAATACGAAAATAATCAGCGTAAAGAAACAAGAGAATGGATACCCCGTACAGTATTCAACGATACCCATACGGGTGTTGCTGTATGTATAGGAAATGGCGAAAGTAGAAATAAATTTAACATAAATTTATTATCCGGACACCGAGGCGGAGTATTAGGATCCATGGCCGCTCAGACTTATGGTTGTAATGCCCTGTCTAGAGAATTCCAAGCAGACTTTTTAATTGCTACAGGCAAAGAAATAACTAACGAAATCGCTAATAGTACAGAATATTCAGATAAACCATACGCCGATGAGAGAATTGTATATTCAACAGCACCTAATTGTTTACAACATCCAGGTAAATTTCATTTAATTCCTTATAGTGTACAAATGAATGCTGGAGCAATGGCAGTATACATGGCTTGTTTTGATAAACACCAAAGTGTATATATGATAGGTTATGAAGGACAAAAAGGCGGTGAAGGATATAATTCTAATATGTATGCTGGCTCGCCTGGTTATATGCCACATAATCATACAGTATCAAGTGAAAAATGGGAGGCAAATATGTGTCAAATATTTGGAGCATATCCAGACATCTCATTTACTATTGTTGATAATAATGTTAATGGATATCCAGATAATTATAAATGGTATAAAAATGTTCGCTATCTTACATATAGAGAATTTATTCAAGAGTTAGATATAGGCTCTTTTAAACATTAATATACTGACTTACTAAAGTTTTTAATTTATCATTAATAGCATCAATATTAAGAGTATTATATAATCCAGGATGTAATGGTTTAGGAAAATGATCAACATCTACCCAAGCATAGCCTACATGTTCGTGATTTAAATCTGGAACAAATTCTTCTTCAACTATATTAACAAATGTTTCGTATATGAAATTATTTTTTTTATGTGTAAATTTTTCTATAGGAATAGTTTTAATGATATCAGGTAACGAACCTAGTTCTTCTTCAATTTCTCTACACATTGCTTTGTAAACAGTTTCGTCTTTTTCAACTTTACCACCTACAAGAGCCCATGTAAATTTATATGTTTTAGTATTTCTTAAAACAAAGAGAAAACGATTTGTTTTCCGAGACCAAAATAAACAACCAACACCGGTTAAAGTACTAGTCGCCATCGGCCTGCTTCGTATTCTCCCTCGTAACTTTTTATCCATTTTGATCCGTCCCATTTATATTGAATTCCGGTTTTACTATTAGTTAGATAATCTGTATTAGATGTTTTAGCAGAAGCATCGTATACTACTTGCCACTTATTGTTTGTATACTGTATAATATCGTTTGCTGAGGCTATCAAATCTTCGTTACTAGCACCTTTCCAGGCGTCAGCACCATCTACATTACCTGTAGCACCTATGCCGCTTATAATCAAATATCTTTGTCCGTCTGCTGAAGCATCTAAACCAGCACCAGGACCTTTTTTACTAGGATCGACAATAGCATCGATAGCCGATAAAGTGTTTGTTGGTATAGTATCTGTGTCTACTGTGAATAATAATATATCTTTTTCTGTAGGATGTACTGCTATAGTGCCAATTACTTCTGTACTGTCAGGTTCAGATGTTAATGATACTCGTAGTTGACTAGTACCGTTGGCAATAGTAGCCTTTGTTGATGTTGTTAATTTGCCCCAGTTATCGATAAGGCTTTCCCAATTAGGCCTAGGACCAACATTGCTAGTACTAATAACAGTAGATGTTCCTGTGTTAACAGCATCTGCCGAATCAGTTAACTGTACTTGTCCGTTTAAAAGTATAATACCATATTGGTTAGGAGTAATAGATATCCTGTCGCCGTATAAAAGACCTATATCTAAGTCTTTAACTGTTCCAGCATTATCATGAATACCAGAAACAACACTTCTAATAATTCCTAATTTTTTAACTTTAGCAGGTAAACTTAACCATATAGGCATACTAAATTGTAAAGTAGCAATGTCTATTTGATCATCTGTACCGCTAGGAATACTTCTGCTTGTAAATGTTTGTCCTGTTAGTTCTACATAACTTAAACTAGTCCAATCAATATAATTATCTGTACTTTGTATTTCCATATCAGGGTTGAATAATGATAAAATTTGTTCTAGTAATTGTAATTTTTGTTCTGTATTAGTTGTCCATATATCAACATTCATGTTTAGTCTATACGGAGTTGGCATATGACGTTCTATTGTATATGCTTCACCTTGCTGTTGAGTATATGCTCCTGTATTTTCATCTACACCTCTTGTACGAACATGCATTTTGTCAACGTGACTTGGTTGTTGCATTCTATCTCTGTCATATTGTAAATCTGAAATATAACAAGTCATAAGAGGTGCTGTAGGTATACCGTTTTCACTATTATGCTTCATAATAGCGGCCGCTTGCCTACTAGAATCACCATATCTTACAGGTACTTGATAAAGTGTTGTAGTACCGTCTCTGCTTTTACCAAACTCTACTTGGTAATGTGAGAACATTCTAACAAATTGTAAAATAAATCTGCGAATTTGTTCATCATAAAAAAAAGTTTTCATTATTGATTTCCTTGTACTACATTAATAAGGTCTTGTACTGTTTTTATGTTTTTACTTTCCTCGTCAGGAATTTTTATACCTAACGTATCTTCAACTTTTATTATTATTTCAATTGTATCAAAGACGTCAGCACCTAAATCATCTACAAGATGTGACTCGGGTTTAACATTTTTTACTTCTAAGTATTCAGAAACTATTTTAATTACGCTTTCCATTACTCATCTGCCTCAGGTTCTAGTGCCGAACTCAAACCAGTTTTTCCTGGTTTTGCTACACCTTTGTTATCTATATATGTTGAAGTGTTATTAATAAATGAATCTCTTTGTGTAGATCCTGTTCCGTCAAGTGTAGTTCTAACAGCATCTTCAACTTTAACCCAACGTGCTCCGTCATATCTAAATAATCTATTAGGCATATAATCAAGTCTTAAAACATATTCGCCCTCAGTTGGATTAGTTGGAAATTGTATACCAGGTGTTACGTGGAATCCATTTGGTGCGATTCCATCTCCTGACATGTATCCACCAATCCATCCATTGCCTGCTGGAGATACTGCTGTTTCGTCAGTTTTTACTGTAGAAGAACTTGCTCTAGCCTCAGTTGTGTCTGCTGTTTTGCTTGTTGATATAGCAGGTGTACCGTCATAATTAGTAGGTTGTACATAAAATTTTTCTGTATCGTAACCTGTTTTAGGAACTTCTTTTTCTGCTTGTTGTATAATAGCATTATTAACTTCTAATTCTTTTTTATATGTAGATAATAAACTTTTTAAACTAGAAGAATCACTTGTATCTCCGAGTATATCTCTGTATTCTTGGCTATCAACTAATGGAGTACATTTAACTCTCCATAAGTGAGGATACCAAGTAGGAGAAAATCCTTCTGCCGCTCTAGATCCATCTTGTATAACATAATATCTTCTTAGTGATGTACTTAAATCTGTGTCTAACGGATAAAAATCTTTTAAATGCGGTAATTCTATTACATCGCCGCTCATTAGTTTTCTTCCTAACATGTCAATCATATCCGACATATGGAAGTTTATAAACAATGTATCGTTTGCTAAAAATAGTCCAAATTGTGTTAAGTCAAAATCTATGTCTTGAACATTATATAAACCTCTTAATTGATATACAGTTTGGTCGTATTTGCGATCTCTATTTTCTAGAAATAGTAAGTCTTGTATACGATTCTCCGTGATAGTATCATACTTAGGTTGAGTAGCGTCACCGCCCGATTGCTCAAATGTACCTAAATATTTGTGTATATTAACACCTGTACCGCCTATAGTAAACATTTCGCGGATTCGGTTGTCGTGGAAACTATAATCAAAAGTCTTATTTTCTTTCCACA